CGTGCTAAGATTTGAAACTTTAACACCACCAACATTTACAGTTTAGGATTCTGCAGTATAAATTTGAGATTTTTATTTAAAGAAAAAGAGACCGCCGTCTCTCAAAAAACTTTAAATTAAATTTCAAAAAAACGGCACACAAGATCATCTTGTTCCCAGGACTCTAAGTCCCACTCGTCAATCACCGACGAGGTTAACCTTCTATCGCAAGGTTTAATTTCGGCCCAAAGGCAATCTTTAAAATTACAACACATCAGCAGCAGGCTGATACAATATGTTGTAAATAGGTGGAACACCGCAGAAGAAATAAAGATTAAAATCTTCTGCAACAGAAACATACGACTGTATAGCAGGGTTAGAAGAACCACCGTCAACAGTGCAGTGCACCACTAGTGTGTGGTAGGATGTAGAAAACCTACCAGAGCTTGTCATATTAGAGTCGCGACAAGCGTAAAAGCGACCATTGAGGTAGTAAGGCAACTCAACTTCCAACACAGGATTGTTAAGTACATCAGTCACATGAGTAGCGCACCAAGTGTGCGGGTTCTCATTGTGGTTGAATTGAGCTTGAACAAAATACTGTCCATCACTCCACGCAACACCATTATCCGTACCATATCCTCGACCAACGCCTTCAGAGGCCTTAGTAACGGAAAGAGAGGCTGGAATATTAGAAATTCCTGTTAAGTGATATTTCCACCTAATGCCGCCACGACGAGCAGCATATGCAGGCAACAAATAATTCAACAGTGTAAATTTAACATAGTTCCATGCAACGACTGCCCCCGAATCTGCAACAGCTGCATCTATAGCACCTCCAACAGCACCCGAATATAAAGGAATATCCGGATTAGTGAATCGGAAGACCAATGGTGCACCAGACCCATCATAGACAGGCTGCCAAGTACGGGAAAACTCATATCGCTTCAAACATTGCCGAAAAGAGACCACAGGATCGCCAAAATAGACGTCCAATGTGTGATCAATAGGTAAATTGGGAGCGAGAGTATCAACCGGTGACATATCGGTAGGAATAGACTCTGTATTCGTGTCAACAGGATCGGCTGCATCTCCCATTTGTGGTTCCATTTTCTGAACAATACCAGGGCTCCCTCCGGAATAAATACCGGGGGCCCAGGACAGTGACGCTATGTTATCACAATAGGGGACACATACTTCAAAATCATTAGAAGTTGAAACAAACACATTGATTTGGACAGATGGATTCACATTGTTCGATGTCGTAAGCTCATTAACCACAATTACAGAAAACAATCCATTCGCACCAGCATTGGGTGCTGGAGTGGTGAGGAGAGCATTAGGTAAACCACTAGGATACAATGTATTCGGGAGGGATGTAACAGGAAGCCAAGATTTAATTTGGCCCCAGCCAATCTCAAGAGTAAAATCCCGTTCACCAGCTAGATCACAAATATGACTATAATTCACATTGTATTCACCAACTGAACCAGATTGCAACAGGTAAGGATCATAGACGATCTTCAAACGACCTTTATGAAAAGCAGACGCAACCACCTGAAACCGAAATTTCATAGTACCGCGCCAATATTTAAAAGGCAACGCAGCAAATGCGCAAGGTGTAAGATGATATTCAAGTGATAATCCAGAACTTGCTGTAGCAAATGACATTGGAGTAACATACTTAGAATACAAAACAGAATCAATAGCGCTAGATCCGGACCAACCGAAAGCACCTAGCAGAGACTCGCGTTGAGAAAGTGACAAAATAGATAATTCATCCGCATCACTCAAACCAACAACACGAGGATCCACCGTTACTTCCTGTTTACAGTCCAAAGTGAGCTTAGTTGCGTTATCAGGAGTATTAGTATTAGCCAAAACTCCAACAAATTCAGGTTTGACAGTTCGGGAAGGTTCCTCTTGAGTAGGGCGGGCATAGCCAAAAATTGCAGCTATCGAACCAGTCGCATTAGCTGCCATTTCAGTGGCTTTAGCATAAGGAGCTATAGAAGGAATCTTAGCCAAAGCACCAGCAGCTCGAGCAATCGCAAAGGCAGGTTTAGATATAGGAGTGGTTCCATACTCATCACCCATTTGTGGCACTATTGCGCCACAAGGAGCTGAAGTTGGAATCGACAAAGTCACATCTTCCGCCCATGCAAAATAAGAAATCGTTATTGAACCAGTTCCACCATTAGCATGCTGAAGCAATGCCAAATCGGTAGTGATTAAGACACCCATTTGAGTCCACCCTGCCAATGGCACACTAAGTGCATTATCAGGACAGAAAAAGGGCAAGACTAATTCACCACCTTGTGAAGTAGTAGGATCTAAATAGATATGCGGTAATTGTGACATCTGAACTTTATCAGCAGATACCAAAGCCCGGGGTAATGGAAAACCAGAAATCTCGCCAGGTCGCGGTAGATATGAAACCATAGAACGACCAAAGTAGAATCCATTACCATTAAGAACCACCTTAACATGAAGTTTACACCTCAATAAATTGTAATTATTCACACGATTAACAACCCTAGGGTTGGTGAAAAACAAAGTCCAGGGATCAATATAATCATACACTGAAGAACCGGGAGTCCAAGTAACCGTGTGAATACGTACAGGGCGAGAAAAGAATTCCGCCAAAGAAGCGTCCTGAGCATCAGCCACACGAAAAGTGGCATCAGGCTGACTGGGGACGCTATAAACCCAATCAGCTGTTTGATCATTAAAATGTACATTTTGTTCTAGATGTTGATCAACACCTTTTGATATAGACATGTTCATAGTAAATGGAAAAATAAGAAAATATATATACATTTATTAATATATTTAATATGAAGTTTTTTGTACAGACTATGTACTCCCCTAAATAGGGGTACCGCACGAGGGCGGTGTCTCAAGTATAAAGCAATATATATATATACAACAACATAAACTTTATAAATACAGGTAACCAATTATACAAGGACGAGATATGCAAATACCGGATCGTCGACCGGGTTATCATAAGTTTAAAGACATTTCAGGTCTGGGGTGTACTGCTCTTTCCACTTATTCAAACGCTCCTCAAATGTTAATTGAAGATCGGGGCAAAGTGGAAGAAAATTGTGAAGTTTTGCTACTTTAATCAATTGCAAGCGACGAGTTTCATAAACTTCAGGACCGTGAAAGAAAAATTCACGAGCTGCGCCGCTAAGATTGCAAATAGATTGTTCGGCAAGAGTCACAGATTTAGAGCGCAAGACACAGTGGAGACTTTTGAAGATAGAAAATTCTTCAAGAGCACCACACAAGATTCCTGTATCACCTAGGAATTTTGATTCACGCTTGAGGAAGTGCGATGCACTACGGGACATATAAGGAGTAGGAACTCCCGTCTTATCCGGCAATGTGAAAACAATTCCCCGTTGGTTGAGAAAATTAGCATAAGAAACATGATTAAACTCAGGAAAGTCCGGATTAACCGTACTGTCAGCATCATCACCATAAGTAATCAAGGAGCAAATATCCGAGAATTTAGTGAAGCGGTTGCCTATAATAGCAATCGCTCCACATCGGAAAAGCAAAGAATTTACAATACAGTTGACATAAACAGTTAAGTTTTGACCTGATGGATTTGAGCCATAATGTTGAATGATATCACCATTGTAGGCCATTAAAGGATAACACACATCAGTGGCAATCCCGGACATTATTATGAGGTCAAATTCAGAGTAACCACACCTTTGGGCAATATGAAGTAAAACGCGAAATGCAGCAAAAGTTAATTGCGCAGGCATACGTAAATCATACTTACTATAATCGCCAGCTAAGGTAGTGTTATCACCGAATCGACCAACATGAGTCATGACTTCATGCCATTCAGGACTTTGAGCATTTATTCCTACCGCACATTCAGATTTGAGTGGAAAAACCGACAACAATCTGGCTAGAGGTAAAAAATATTTTCTCACCAAGAGTTGAAGGGCCATAGGAGACGCTTGAAAAACACGAACTTTATCTTTGTCCAACTTAGTTGGCTCATCTTTAAGACAAGCTTTAAAAATCGGATAAGCACGTTCGCCATCAAGATACTTCTTCTCACACCGCATCGCTTCATCCCAAAACATAGAGTCGAGGATCGCGGGGCAGTTATGAGAAGGAAAATCTTGAGGATCAAGCAATTCCAAATATTGTGACTTAGGACCAGACAACGGAAAACCCACAGAAGTATTAGGAGGCATTTTATCAATAAAACGCTTTCCATCAATTCCGCAAACAGTTTCCATTTGTGTCAATGGTCTAGTATCAACAATTAACGATGTCCACCTTTTATCAAGCAAAATGCTATCCAATTGGTGAACATAGTCTCGGTAGGCACCTTCAAGCAAAGAGGGCTCCATTCCTATAGTAGGTTGACATGAATATAAAAGTGATTCACGCCAAACGGCCGACGAAAATTTAGGTTTACCCCACAATGGGGGAACCTGCATGATATCGGAAACAGTTTGAGAAATAGGAAGGGAGACAACTTCGGAATAGTATTTTGCACGGCCTATACAACTGCCATACAACTCACAATTTGTTCCTAACGGTAAGAAATTGATCGGACTTTTCGGGTGAATCTTATCAGATTCAAACCATTGAATATCATAGATCATCTTTTCAATCGTACCGGAACTTTTGGACAGTAAAACACCATCCATAGTAGCAAGTCGAGATAAGGCAGCATCCAATTCCACTATGGTCAACAAACCAGCACAACCCTGAGGGGAGTTTTCAACTCCTCCAAGGTGAAAACCAGCTATCATTGGACCATTAGTATGTGAAATCAAAGGGGCCATGCAAAGACCACGAAATGTATGAAAGGGAAGAACATATGAGCAACCATAAAAGGATTTACAAGCTCCGGTCTCTTTATTACCGTATATAGCGGTAGTAGGACCATCAATACGTTCTCCAAGTTTGTTTTTGTACACAAGAGTTCCAAAAAGTTGACTCAATTTTCCAATGGGAAAATATGGGCGCAAATCCTTCCAGTCACCACCACTAGGCACCCACACAAGACAAAAATCCGTGTGGGGAATGTGGACACTTTGAGACTGTGATAGATAACAAGAGAAATTTGCACCTACTTGAGTTGGATCCTTACGAACAAAATTACATTTCAATTCTGGAATTTTCCAAGAATGCTGCGGTATTATCGCAACATTTGAAAATGGGAAAAATGCATCACAACTGTGAACACGACCATCTATATCACACGACATATGCGCAAGATTATTAAAGACAAGATCGCATAAAACAGCATGTGTTACACTTTTTGATTTCAACGAACACGGTAACGGGGCAGGGTCAGGTATGGCCCAGGGATTTGCCTCGGCATCGCGCTTTTGAATATCAGCAATTGAAGCAGGCGCCAAGCTACCTTGAGATTCAGGAACCACACGCAAGTGAGTCCAAATCTGACACAAGGTATATATAGCACCAACTATAGCACAATATTTCAAAAGATTCTCAACGTGTTGCTCACGTACAGTTTGCACCATGGCGGGAATTGCATCATTTCGCCTAACTATTTCATCAAATACAATCTCTTTACAAGCGAGAAAGCGTTTGGTATAGTAAAACGAAGAATACAAGACAGTGGCGCACAACAAAGTACGTGGGTATAGTATATAAGGAACATCCACACAAAAACTAGTTACAGCTAAAGTGGATATTGCAGCCGGAGTAAAACTCGACGGAACTGCAATCAAAGGAGCTCCAGCACTAAACCAAAATATAGGCAAAGCAAAAACACGAGGAACACTGTTACGCAATAACCAACCACAAACCAATGCGGGAGGCAAAAATGCAGGGACAGGACGGTTAAATGCACACAAACTAGCAGCAATCGCAACACAGCCTGTGGCATCTACAACTTGACGTCGAGCGAAACCAATAATAGACTCCTTTTCCATATAACAAACAATATCTTTACACCATTGTTTGTTTAATAGAGTTTTAGGAATCCAATTAGTCCAACTTGAGATCCAAGAATTTTCGAGAGAGTGCGCTATTTGAAACAGCCGAGAAGTGGCATATTCCTCTAAACGCGTCTCAATCTCATTATATTTCTTGGACGATTGTAAAAACCATCTAACCCCATATTGGGATATCACACTAGCAAGTAAAGCACCTGCTTGCTCAGTGTAGACACGTGGGGGGGGTAAAGTTTCAACGGTGAACTGATGCTCTTCAGGAAGATACTCCCTATCAAAGCAATGACAATAATGATTAACTGCGAGATCAAGTGAATAAAGTGAATCTAGTACCATATTTGAAGTAGGCACAATACGATCACAAGATTTACAAATCTCAGCAAGTTCACTGTAATCACAGCAAGGTTGACAATACTGTTCAGAGGTACATGTGCAATTAGGAACATATCCTTCAAGATGGCCCGGAAAAAACGGACCACAAGTAGGACACTCACAATACATTGCAGGCATACCACAATGAACACATATACTCAGACGATCTGATAGGGAATTAGCAGCATCTACAACGCGACGTTGATTACTAAAATGAATCCGTGAGGATTCAACGCAACAACGCAACGCTTGTTCAATACTAACTCTTTCCATACGCTTACCGTCAAATTCAATTGTACGCCAACCAATGGAATCTCTTCCACCGTGAACTATACTAGTATTCGCAACGACTTCTTGGAGAGTTAAATTCCAAATGTCTTGAATGGGCACACTTTCATCAGGGAAAGCACGCCAGACTTTAGAGGAATCCAACATACCATTAGTCAAAAATTGTTTTTTGACTTCAGTAGTTATATGGATATTGGCACGACGAGCAATAGAAACTGGCTCGTTAGAATAAGTAGAAGCGCCAAGATCCTTAACATTAGTAGTACAAATAACAACTTTTGGTTCAATAACAACTTTCCCTTTCTTATCAGCTTCAGCCTGAAGCGCATAAGTAGGAACATTGTTATTTAACTCAATCAATATCTGCGAAGGAGGCCGATCGACAAAATCGGATTTTGCATTGGCAACATCATCTACATAAACACCATTAACACATGAGCGGTAAGTGGAGAAAAATTTATCATTCTCGTTCACGCTACAAATGTACTGGGGTTCAGCAGAATAGCCATTAGCAGAAAGTAAAGCATTCATCATGATTTTGGCTATGGAAGATTTTCCTTGGCCAGAACCACCAAAAAAGCTAACTACAAAAGGAGCGACGCGCAAACCCGATGTTAATCGTGTTTGTATCAACTCAGTTTGTATACGCTTAAGGCGATCCAATCGCGAACGGAAAACAGCTTTTTCACTAACAGAATGGGTCATATTCATAAGCTGATGACCCAAATCTATAGTATTCAACAAGAGATTATCAAAAACGTTCGACGTAGTAGAGCCTAGACGTTCAAGATCTCCTGTTTTGGCAAATTCTGCTAAACGTTCACAACGATTACAATCATCGTCAAAACTTTTCGCTTCAAAATCAGAATAAATCAATGGAACAAGGGATCCAGTCATAAACACACGATATCCGCCTTCAACAAAATAGAAGACGGTATTCGCAAATGCGTCAACCAGATCCATTGCAGTAACATGTTTCTTTTGAGCTTCAATACTAAAAAGTTTGAACTTACCTAAGGAAAAAGTGAGGTTAGAAGCCTCACACATTCCCAAAGTAACACATAAACTAAGAAGTTTAGAGACTCGTTCAAAAGCAGAACAATTAACTAAAATATTCCATGTCGACTTTCCTTCACGCAAATAAGATAACCAATGAGGGTCATCAGGCACACCTGCCTGACCAACCATCTTAGACTCAAAAAGCGATTGCACAAAGGATTCTACAGAACGCAAAACACTTCCAGAAATAAATGTCTTATAGTAGGCCAAAAGAATAGCCATCAACTGGACATTACTACGAACTTCCTTAATTTGGACAAAAAAAGAGAATCAAATCCTCAAATCGTGAAAGAAAGTTATCGGGTAATGGAAGGTTTCGCATTGCGGCTAAAATTTTGAGTTTGGCAATTGCTGATGAAACAGTATCATCAAATTGTGGAACATATTGCAAATTATCGCAAATAGTATCAGGCAATTGCAAAACAATAGACATTGGAACAAAATCGCTAATGCGATAGTTCAAATGCCGATTAAAAAGTGTAGCACAGCTCAAGTGAGATGGTACATAAGGGTAGGAAACTCGCGAAAATGGAATAGATCCAAAATGCGGAATATACTTAGGTTTCCTAGCCTTTTTGTATTTTTTACTTGACTGTAAGGGAAAAACGGGTTTAACAATATCTTTCTTAGAATGCTCAACACGAGTAGCTTCAAGCTCCTCGAGAATAGCATCCGTATGATCGACATCATCACGGAGTGAAAGGTAGGGATTATTAATCCCTAGCTTCCACTGAGTTGTTTCAACTTGCAATTTAGCTAAGAATTGTGAATTCTCAGGAATTGCAGTTGGAATACGGGCAATACGCTTCCGATGAAGCACATGCCGGGCCGTTAAAAACGGCTCAGTAGAATCGTCTGAAGGACGACCTACTAATTGGCACAAAGTAGTGCTCGGTAGGGGGACATAGAGATTGTTCTCAGGTACTTCAGTAATCGGCATAACGGTAATATTATTAGTTGTAGCCATGGCGATTGCTCTGAAGTAAAAAAGTTTGGTGTGCTCTCAGTATTCTTGGTGAATACTAAAAGCTATGGTTCTCTTGTCCCGTAAGTGCTCGCTACCGGCTGGCCACATTAAACTTCAATGCTCGTGAAGGGGAACCACCCCCTTCCTAACATCGTTATTCAGCTAAGGACTTTCACCCGCCTAAAGCAAATGTAAAACCTAAAGTTTAAGGCTACCCGCGCACGTTAGACACGCGGACCTTGTCCTACAGCCCTTATCAACATACCTCTCGGTTACCAGATCATGGAAAATAATTCCACCGGTTGCAGGAGAGTAGAGGCAGGTAAAGGGTTTGCCTAAGTTTCTGAGTTTCCACCTAGGTTTAAGCCAAGGATCAAGAAGAAAACTGGGGTACCAATCTCACACACATTGGTGAGACTGGGTAGGGAACTTCCCGAAAACGGGAAGGTTAGGGTAAATCTTGTACCTCCCTAAGGTACTCACACCTAATCTACGTTGGAGTTAATCTAACACACAGAAAAATAGAGCTCCAATGCTCAATAGTTAGAAGGCGAATTTTAAATAATGGGTTTATTCCCATTTAGTTACGTCACTTCACTCAGAAGTGTACGTTACGGATTCCCTGGAAATATTCCAGGTTTACCGTCATTCTGATGTTTATAGCCACACAGGCAATAACCACTCAGGTTTCAGTAAAACTTCGAACAACAAACAATCGATAAGAATGGATCAAAACAGCGTCG